TATGTACGAGAATAACGATATTTTCGTCAAACATCTTGAGATCTGCCATCGCAACCTGATCGGTGAGACCGGCATCCAGCTTCAGTGCCGTGCAAGAGTCGGCGACAGTATCACGCTCAACCAGAAGCTCAACAAAACCATCGAGGAAGCGTTTTGGGCCTGGGCTTTTGCTGAGAATTGCACCCTAAGCGGCAAAATGGACTGGTTCGAGGCTCAAAAACTGGCCGTTACCCACCTGGTTCGTGACGGCGAGGTCCTTGTCCAGCACATAAACGCTGACAACCCGTTCGGATATTCGATCAAGTTCTGGAATGTTGACTACCTTGACGAGACCTATAACGACACGCTGCCGAGCGGCAACCGCGTCA